GGTCCTCCAGCTCCGCCGTGTTCATGTCGGTGTAAATCTCCGGCAGCCAGTCGCGGATCTCTTCCAGGCTTGCCCCGCACTCGATCATTTCGCGCAGCGGCGCCAGGAGCTTTTCCATCGCAGCCGCCGCCTGCTCGCGTGCCCGGTCGGCCAGGGCGTCGACCTCCGCCTGCGCCTGCGCCCTGGAAGGCGGGGGCGGTGCTTCCTTCAGCGCCTTCAGCGCCAGCCCGGGGCTTGCGCCTCCGACACCAGGTGGCACCAGGATTTCGTCTCCCGGTTCCGGCTCCGGGATGCCGAATTTCTCGTAGACGTGTTTTCTTCCAACCGGCAGCCCGCACTCCTTGATGAGAATGGCGTAGGTCTTTGCCGACTTCTCAAGGTCCTCGGGCTCGCTTAAATCGAACTTCATCCAGGGCAGGTTCGGCCCGTCGCCCAGGTTGAACCGCACGAGCGGCCGGAAGAGGTCCCGCCGCAGGGTCTCGGCCAGGGCCTTCGCGTCCGCCTTGGTGAGGTCGCGCCGGACCTCGTTGTGCGTCCGGCTCGCCGCGTAAGAACCCCGGTCCCCCACGTCTGTGGTCAGCGTCTGCCCGAGGATGGCTTTGGACATCTCCTTGTTGCAGAACTCGGCCAGAGCTTCGTAGATGTTGTCGCCGGCGCCCTTCACCGCCTGGACGAATTCGATTTCGGTGCTTTTTGAGATGATGCCCGCGGCGTCGGTCCCCAGCTGGATAATGGCCTGGATCAGCTTCTCCTTGTCCTCCGGACTGGTGGACGCGTCATACTTTCCGACCCGCAGCGGCATCCCGTAGACTTCCGCGAACGTCACCCAGTCCTTGATGCTGTAGTTCTTGAACAGGTACATCCAGGCGCAGACGCGAGTAATCCCGGCGCGGGACGGGTGGCCGCTACGGGCTTTATATCTATGGATCACGAATTTGTTCCCCGGCAACTCAATCCCGCGGAGCGGCTCGTCGTCGGTCAGCAGGCGCAACTTATCCGGGTGCCCCCACGGGAGTTCGCCAAAGGTGAAACGCTTCGGGTGTACCCACTTCAGGCGGTCGACTTTTACCTGGCCGCCGGTCACATCCCACATGATCTCGCAGACCGAGAACCCTTTGCCGATGGCGTCAAGGAGGTCGAGCAGCGCGTCCTCCAGGCCCTCGAACTCCAGGGCGTCCTGGACGAGCTGCGCGGCCTTCTTGTCCGCCCGGCTGTTGGAGTAAGGGATAATCTCGAAGTCCAGGCCCAGGACCGCCTGCTTGCGCTTCTGGAACTCGCTGAACAGGTGGCAGTCCTTTTCCTCCATCTCCTCGAAGAGCTCCATCTGCCGGTAGACGTCGCCGGCGTCGGCCTCCTTGAAGATGCGCGCCAGCTTCTCCGGCGTCAGGCCCTGGGAGGGGTAGGTGGACCAGCGGTCGCGCACGGACACGACCGCGATCTCGTCCGTGATCGGACCCTTGTTTTTGCGGATCGGTTTGCCGTCCGGGCCGTAAATCATCAGTACGCTCCTCTGCCGAACTTCAGCCGTCGCGTCTGTACCGTGGTGTACTCCACCGGCCCCGTCTTGAGGCCCTTGCCGGTGGCCAGCCAGAGGGCGATGCGCGCCGAGTTGAGCGCCATCCCGTAGTGGTTGGCCACGTTTTTCTTGTAGTGGACCGGGCTGTCCTCGGCCTCTTTCTCCTTTTCCTTGACCAGCTTTTTCAGGTGGCTCTCGACCGTACGCAGCACCTGCTCCTCGGCCGACGTCCGCGGCTTCGGGAGCAGCGCCAGCGGGGGAACGGTGGCGAAAAGATCCGTCGTCTCGTCCAGGGATTCATCTCTGTCCACGGTCACCACGCGTACCGCGCGGTCGCCCTCGCCCTCGGATTTTTCCTGCACGTCCGTGCCCTTGAAATACTGAATGTAACCTACGGCTCGCTTTAGGCTGCGCACTACTTGTTTTGCCGTAGTCTTGTATGGCAGCGCGTCCACCACCAGCGCGCCGGCGTTGAACGCTACCTCCAGATGCTTCACTCTTTCGACCAGGTCCTCAACGTCGATCTCCTCAAAGTACAGGGGCCGGATACCTTCGCCGCCGAAGGGCGCCACAACCGCGATGTGCGCCCGGTCACCCATGTCGATCCCGATACCGGTGACGGTGTCGCTCCACCGGTCGTGGAAGTAGTAGTCGCTGGCCAGCCTGACCCTCTGCAGTACCTCGTCCGTGATCGGCTGCAGGTCGCCGCCGTCGGGCTTCGCCAGGACGGAGCAGCGGAATTTGGCCAGCTTGCTTGGCTTGTCCTTGGCCCGCTGCCACCGGTCCCAGATGTACCCCAGGTTGAGTCCGGGGATGATCAGCTGCGGCACCCGGTAGCTGACGTGGTCGGCAGTACGCTCCGGCTTCTCCGGCACCCAGTGGCCGTTGTTCACGTCAAGCCGGCGGCCGCAGCGCACGCACACCAGCATCACCTGGCCGTCCCGCCGGACGAAGTTCTCCGGGAACTCGTCCTCCATGACCTGGTCGTGCCGGCACCCGCCGCAACGCACGTGCCAGCGCCGCCGGTCACCGTCCTGGTACCGCTCGTCAATCCCAATGCCCGGGAACATGCCCACCGAGAAAAACCTGAGCAGCGCCAGGTCGGAGGCGGCGATACGGTCCATGGACCAGTCCAGGTTCTCCTGGTCGATCAGGTCAACCTCGTCGTAAAGGTTGCAGTCCGAGGGGATTGAGATCGCGCCCAACACCGACTGCAACCCGACGAAGTAGAGGAAGTGCGTGTCGATCTCCTTGAGCCCCGTCTGGTCCGTACCGCGCAGCCGGCCGCGCAGGTACTCGCTGCGGTTCACGAACGCGTCCATGCGGGTTGTGGAGAACCGGTCGGACATTTTCTGCGTCGGTAGAAAGTAGATAACGTTGCGGCGCACCTGGTCCAGGAGCCAGATGGCGAACCCCAAAAACAGGGTGGAGAAGCCCGTCTGTGCTCCTTTAAGGATCGTCATCTGGCGGTGTTTTAAGTTGTCAACGATCTCGACCAGCGCCCGGCGCTGGGATATATCCCAGGGGCGCCCATCGTCAAGTCGCACGTTTTTATGCATCCACTCGGCGAAGTCCAGGCCCGCCTGGCGCTCGCCGATGAGGTCCTTGATCAGCATGCCTTATCGCCTCAGGGCCTCGGCCTGCTGGTCGACGATGGCTGTCAGTCTGGCCATCAGATCCGGATCCGCGGCCACCTCCGCGCGCAGCGCCTCCTTGATCTTCGCCGCGGCCGCGTCCACGCCGCGGTTGAAGTTGAGCTTCAGTTGCTCACGCCTCACCCCGGACTGCTCCAGCCTGGCCAGTGCTTTGAGAATCTCCGTTACCTTGGCCTGCTGCAGGTCGTCAAGGTCGAGCTGCATCAGGAACTCCATTATCAACTGCGTCGCCAGCTGGTTGGCGGCCTCGGCCATCTCGGTGGCCGGCGCCTCGGGGTTGGTCTCCACGATCGCCTTGGCCTGCTCCTTGACCACCTTCAGCCGCTCCAGGCGGCTGAGGAAGTCTCTGCCGTACCGCGCAACGGAGCTCTTGCCAATCTCGTGGCCGAGCTGGTTCAGCCAGTCGGTGACCTGCTGGTAGGTGTACCCCTCGACCAGCTTGCGGTTTATTACCTCGACGACCTCGGCCGGAAACGTTTCTACCTTGTAGTGCTTGCGCCGCTGCCTGGCCACACTAGAGCACCACCCCGGGGTCCGCCGGGATGTTGCCCTCCAGGAGATCCACGCCCGCAGCTGTCAGCTTGACCATCGTCCTCGTGACGCCCAGGACGTCGTCGTTCTCCTCCCATACCTTCACGTAGCCCTTTTCTGCTAAGTACTCGACGTACCCGCGCAGCAGGGCCGGCGACGTGGAGCAGGACAGGTCGTTGAGCGTGATCTCAAGTATCTCAAGAGTGGCCGGTCCCGGGTACGCGACTTTGAGTATCTGCATTATGCGTCCCCGCACAATGCGGGCCTCGTACCTTTGCAGGCTCATCACTTAGCGCCTCCCAGCAGGCGGCTCAAAGATTTGTTGATCTCCCCAACCTCTTTGGCGATGTTGTCCACCTTGTTGTCCAGTCCGGCTATCGCCCGTATAAAGTCGTCGCGCAAGACGTACTTCTGCGGCAGTGTTTCTTTCAAACGACTCATATCTTTACTCAACTCGTCTATCTTCTCGTCCTGTTCCCGCTGCTTTTCCTTGACCGACTGACGAATGTCCTTAAGGAAATACGCGATAACCGCAAACGCCGCGCAGAGCAGGGTATACAGCAGGGTCGTCGCGGCGCGGTACAGTTCCGGCGGAAGCTCTAGCACGTGCCCCCCACCTTCTCGCGCGCGTCGACGAGATCGGCCCACTGGTTCCCGAACTCGTCCTTTAGTGTGCGCAGTGCCCACTCGATGAGTCCTTTGATCTCATCGTCGGAAAGTTCGAGCCTCGCCCGCGCAGCCTGCGCCGCCAACCAGGCGGCTGCCGCGTTGTACTTCTCGGGTCCACTCGCGTTCTTCCAGGCCTGCTCGACGTACTTGACGGCGACGAGCGCCAGGTCTTTCTTTGTGTGCAGCTCATCCTGAATTCTACGCAGTCTTTCTGCGCCAATCTTGCGTCGCAGCCATTCCAGGCCCGCCGCCACACCAATGGGAATAAGTACCGCCAGAGCCGCCTTACTGACCTCCAGGATCAGATCGTCCCACACGCCTTATCCCGCCTTTCGCAATTCTTCCTGCACGACCTGGCGCACCAGTTCCTTAATCTCCGCGGTGACTATTCCTTTCAGCCGCATGCAGAGGGTCACGGCCTCCGCGCGCGTCAAGGCGTTGTTGGGATGGAATTTCTCCGCCCTAGCCACAAGCCCGCACGCCAGGGCCTCCCTGATGATACTCTCTGCCCAGTGTCCGCCGATGTCCGTGAACATCTCGTTCACCTTCCTTGCGATGAGTTCCGCTTGCACGTCCGCCCTGAACTTCTCCCAGCCGGCCGCCGCACTTTGAAAGCCATACTCTCGTGCGGTGGCGTGGTTTACAAAGAAGCGCGGGCAGTCCTTCCACGTCACGTCATAGTGTCGCCAGATGCGGTCGAACCCCCAGCCGTGGCGGCGCAAAATGTCGGCCACCAGCGCCACGGCGTTCCTGTACGTCTTGCTGAAATCCGCGTCCGCGCCCACGCAGATCTCGACGCCGATGGTGCAGTTGTTGGGGTAGCGGGAAAGCTCCTTCAGTGCCCGCGGCTGGTAGCGGTAAGCGCCAACGTGATAGGCCATTTCGTCCTCGGGGATGCAGAGAACCGCCTCATGGTCGTCGACCACCCAGTGCGCAGACGCTTTGGCCTGCGGGTGCGTGTCGAAGTAATTCCGGTGGGCCTTGGCGTCGGCGCCCGGCCGGGTGTTGGCCGTCCAGTGTACGACAACCGCCTTGGGCTTGATCTTACGCCCCGGCCGGTTTCTGCCTTTTCCAGCCGCGATCAGCAGAACACGCTTTTCCAAGAGCATCACCCCTAGATCTTGGGGTCAAAGTCTGCCGGCGCCGGAGGGATCACGTCCGGTTCTCTCGGCGGGACCTTCCTCGACCTTGCAAACCTCCCGAAGCGCGAGGCTACCCGGTCACCGAAATAGCCTGCCAGAATGCTCAGCACGGGCCAGGAACACACCGAAAGAAAGTCTACGTGTATCTCCGCCAGTTGCCCCTTAACCAAAAGCACCAGCAACACAACGACGACCAGCGCATAGACGCCGGAAAAACCCAGCGCCAGGGTATCGGTTATGCTCAGCCCGTCGTCGTCGTTGTAAAAGCCCCTCATTGGGATTCACCTATTCAATTGTACCAGCAAAAAAGGGAAAAGAAGTCGATCTGGGAAGATTGTGGAAACAATTTGCTGAAATATTTCAGCAAAAGATTTCCGGATGGAGCGGCGGGAAATGCCTATTTTCCAACGATCTGGCGTATGCGCCGCTCCGAAAGACCGTATTTTCTCGCCAGTTCCCGGGCGTTGTAGCCGTTGAACTGCTCGCGGATTTCTTCGTCCCGTAGATACTTACCCGCAAAAGCC